ACAACACCTTTTAAAGTTTTAAACCAAGTTGTTTTATAAGACATTACAAAGTGATATCTTCCATACCAGCAGTACGTAATTTAACAATGTGTCCAAGTTGCCATTGTTTAGTATCTAATCCTTTCATAATACCTAACCACTTATTACGTAACAGTGCTACCTCATTGATCAATATTTCCATATCAACAACTTCATCTTCACCATCGACATATTTTTCTACATCTCTACTAGATAGACTACGCTGATAGTTTTCTAAATATGATTTAAAGTGTTTACGTCTTATTCTACGTAACTCTATATTTAAGTATTCCAGTACTGCTTCTATTTCCTGTAGTTGATGGAAACGATGTTCTGTTACACCCGGTAGTTCTTTGATATTAGTTTCTACGTGTCCGTGAACAACAACATCTGTTCTTGCATTAGCAAGTTCTTTCTCATAATAACTTATGAAATTAGGTAATTGTCCTAAACTACTTGTTACTTTGTTATACCACATATATTAGATTACTAAATGAGGGAATATTTCTTTCCAGTTTGTATTTCGACGTCTATCTAGTTCATTCAGATAGACCTCCATTTTATTAATTTTTTCTAAATTGTTTGTTTTGTTTACTTCTAACACTTTCATAAAACCTTTAATAGCATTTATCTCATTATCAAAATCCCATTTATTATCATACAGTTCTTTTGCTTGATATTCTAATTTTATAACATCTTCGAATGATTCTTTCCAAGTTTGATAACCAAAAATGTTAGGATGCAAATATTCGCAATGTGGACTAATATAAGATACTAAGCACATATACGTATATACATCTTTTTTCTTTCTCCAGTTATTAATTTTTTTATATAAATCTGGCATATCGACAATTGTTAATATACTAACTGTATGATGTATGTTCAGTCTTACCCAATCGTCTTGTTCTAAAATATAATTTATATTTTCTTCAAACCATTCTAGATTTAATCCGTGCCTAGCATATACTTGTGCTTCATTCCAGCAATCAATACTTGCAGTTAAATCAAATCTTTTTATAGCACCTTGCTCTTTGAGTTCTTTAATTTTATCAAACCGTTGTTTGAATTTTTTAGGTAAAATACTTAAGTTGCTAACAATATTAAACTCTAAGTTTTTATTGGGGTTATTTTCAAAAAAATCAATAACGTCATCGAAGTCATCTTGAAAAAATGGTTCTCCTCCTAAAAAATGAAAACGTTTTAAAGACAACGAATTTTCTTCCATCCATTGCCAGAATTCTTTTTTAACTAGATTGTAATTGTCTACTTTTTTATTTTTGTCTAAATTTTCTATTACAACTCCATTACTGTCAAAACTTCCAAATTTTTTATTTTCGTTTTCTATTCTGCTACTTAATCCATCCATACAATATGTACAAGCCATATTACATACATTGTCGAAATAAACTTCAAGTATTGTAGGATTAACATTTGTTAAAGAACTATTTTCCAACAATTCATCTGGATACAAGTTGGGAATGCTGTTCATCATTAACCTATCACTTACTCCACCAACTTTTTCAATGTCAGCACAATATTCGCAACCTCTTCCTTTGGGCCAATTTCCTGATAACATAATCTCTCGATCTTTAATTTTTTGTGGCGTATTATGAAAGTTTTTAAAAGTATCTACAGTTAAATAATCCGGAGTTACTCGATGACAAGAATTAGTTCTGTTTTGCCTAAGTGCAATGGTTGACCATGACCATTTTAATGAACAAGCAGGTTGTATTGTTATTGGAAATTCGTTTTTGCTCATTTATATTTTTTAACTATCAAATCATCTGTACAGCCTGTGCAGTTTTTCTTTTTGCATATAGTTGGTTTTACAAATAAATTCCAATTATCTATATTACCTAAGAAATCGTTTTCGCATAATCCAGAATATACATTATTATCTGCATCAACGTATATTCTATCTACACCAGCAAAACAGTTGTAGCCTTCCCAACTATCTAATTTTTCATTATGTAAAAAATTAGCATCCATTAAATAACTCTTATTGTTATCAAATGTTACTTTACAGTTATAGAATTTGTGATCACTTAAATTCATAATCGAGTTTTCCTTTAAAGACAGGAGTGTCGCGATGTTTTTTATTGTAATCTATTTTATTAATAATATTGCTTATGTTATGTTTGTCTAGTAAAGATTTATAATCATCAATTCTTTGTTCATTGAAGTATTCATCCATAATGTTTACATGAATAAATTTAGAATTGCCAATATTTTCACTTAAACGAATTACTGTGTCAAAGAACTTTTTTTCTACAATATGTTCCGAATGTGTACTGAACGAAATATTATCAACATAATCAAATAATTCCAAATAGTATTCATATGATGCACTACCGTTGGTTGTTAATATAATTGATGTTATTTTGTTGTTAAATGATGTTTTGAGCCACTTAACAAAAGGTAAGAAATTTTTATTGCTTGTTACTTCTCCGCCTGTAAAACATATTTTATATGTATCTCTATTAGTTTTATCTAATATATTATACCAAATGGCTTTGAGTTCTTTTAAATCTTTGTGTGACTCTTTAGTACTATGAACATCGCTTGGGCAGTACATACAATCATAGTTGCAACGTCTACCAATATTCCAAGTTATTAAAAAATCACTTGTTATTGGTTCGACACTAACAACATTATTCATCCCAATCGTATTCTTCCTCGTATTCGTCTTCTTCTTCGTCTACTTCAACTTCATCTGAATAGTCCGTACACACTTTTTTGATTTCTTCATTAGTAGTAGCATCTGCAATCTCTTCTGCATCATATCCGTGTTCTACCAACTTAGCAACAAAATCCTCAAGTGCATCTTTGTGATCGGGAATATGCTCTAGCATTACTTCCATGATTTCTAAATGTAAATCAAGACTCATCTAATTCCTCCATAACTTCATCATTAATATCGTTATCAACGATGTCGCTATTTATGTCTTCGATAATTTCTTCTTCTTGAACAGGTGCCGGTTCTTCGTAATTAGACATATCTTCCATAACAATGTCTAAACATCCATCATCATTACGTTCCCACGCCTTACGGAATTGTAGGATTTCTTCACCTGTTGATTTAACTACATACTGCAATCTGTTTCCAGACTTTTTAAGTAGTCCTTGTTTTTCTGCTAAGTCTACAAGTCCACTGTATGGGTTCATTCCAGTCTCATATGGGATTTTAACTTGTACTGCTTCAAAAGGTTTAGCATATCTTGTTTTCATTACTTTACAAGCGGCTCTGATACCTTTTACTTCTGTAGTCTTATTACCTTCTTCGTCTTCTTTTAATTTGAGTTTACGCATTGCTACAACAATAGATGAAGCATAGATAAATCCTTGTCCACCAGATATCTTATCATCTGGATCAAACATATCTTGCGATGCGTATGTGTGATTAGTAGCAACAATACCTACATTGTAAGCACCAATCATATTAACTGTGTTACGTACAAGTGCTGTAAGTGCCTTTGGCTTACGTCCCAAATCACCTTTTAGATCACCCTTGTCAAACTGATCAACGTCAGTTGGTGTTAGTAACATACCTAATGAGTCAATTACAAACAATACTTTAGGTCTTTCTTCATCTGGTAATGCTTTGTAATCTTTCATAAACTCTGAGATTGTTTTGGCAACATCGTCGATCATTGCCATTGATAGTTTCAGTAGTTTATCTTCTGATGTGTCTACGTTTAATGCGTGTAACCATTTCTCGTCTAACGCATTTTCTGAGTCAATTAACACAACAAATATACCTTGCTCTTGTGCCGCTTTTACAATGTTAGCACTAGCAAAATATGATTTACCTGCACCTGATTCGCCGGCAAAAACAGTTACTTTGCCTAACGGTACACCTTTATGGAAATCACCACTAATTAGGTAGTTGAGAGCATAGTTGCCCGTTGAAACCCAATCAGTTGGATCATTAAAACCGATACTAAGTCCATCAATGGATTTAGTAATATTCTTCCTGAACTTACTTACGTCAAATGGTTTTGCCATTGTATTACTCCTTTACTTTTTAACTAGTTATGTACTATGTATCTTGACTGAAAAAATATAGTACCGACACAATTCCCACAACTGTGCTAAAAATAAAAACTTCAAATATTCCAAACATAACATCTCCTCTAATGTGTAACGAAGACTCTATACCAGAAACACAAAGGTCAAGGCTGGTATAGAGAAAACGTCAGAACAAACTATTATGCGTTTTGCCTTGCTCTAATTTGGGCTAGGATGTCTTCTGCCTTACTTGCTCCAGTAGACTCAGTAGCAGGTGCTTCCGTTGCCGGTGCTGTTGCTGTTGTCTCTGCTGGTGCTGTTTCAACTGCTGGAGTTGGAGCAGGAGTTGCCGCTGTTGTAGTACTTTCAGTTGTTGTAGTTGTTGATGCTGGTGCGTCTACTCCGTATGGACGATAGTAGTTACCCCACTTCTCAACATCATATTGTTGACCATCTACTGATGCTTCAAACATTTCTTTAATAACTTTAAGTTCTACTTCATTTGGTTTTGGTGGTAAGAAATCGTTTAGATTGTTAAGACCAAAACTGTCAATAGCATTACGCTCTTCTTCTGTTAAAGCACTTTCTTTACGTGCCCAACTTGATGTAGAATAGTCAGCATAACCACCTTTACTAGTTTTAGTAATACGAAAATCTAAACCATTATTGTAATCTGTTGGTAAATCTTCCATATCTGGATCCATTAAACTAGACTTAATAATAGTAAAGATTTGTGGGCTGATCATAAACTTACGAACAGGATTCTCTGGAGCATCTTCTTCGTTGAGTGGATCTTGATGTACCAAGCCTTGGAATACATATGTACGTTTCTTCCAATACTTACGTCCCATATCTTCTAAACTCTTATCTTTGAACCAAGGACGAACTTCCTGTAGAACTGGACATACTTCGCCTTCACCATACATTTCCATACAAGGCACTTGTACTGAAACCTCTTTAGGGTCACCGTTTTTGATACCTGGAAACGTTAGACGAATCATAGCACGTTCTACCCAAAAGAATGGGTTGTCTTGATTTGCGTCTGGTAGGAAACGAACAATTGATTGTTGTCCTTCGTCGATTTTCCAATGTGGATAAGTTAAACCACCTGATTGATTATTACTTTGTTGTGGTTTGTTTTCTTGTGCCTGTAGTCTGGCACGAATGTCTGCTAATGAAGCCATATTATTTCTCCCTATGTTATACCTATATTATACCTAAATCAATACTGCCTTCACGGTTTGTATTGAATGTTGCTAACTTTGTAGCAACTTTATTTATGGTATTCCAAATGTTTTCCGAAAAAAACATATCATAATTATAGAGATTATTTGTTATAGAATTTTTTCTGAATAACCTAAAAGAATGTTTTAGGTAAAATTATTTGTCAAAGTCTATATTGATTCCGTATGACGGACCTTCTGTCTCTAACCATTTCTCAATCATAGGTCGAGCATCAGCATCCGGATCATCGGATGCCAGTTCACCTAACTCGTCAAACAGTTTATCATCGCCAATTAAGTCGTACAATATTTCTGTTGCGTTCATGGCCTCAACTCCAACTGGTAGTGGATTTGCCATAATCATTTTGAGTTGTTCTTGTGCTTCTGGAGTATTGGGTATTGCCCAAGTACCTTCTGTTAAAGTTGTTGCCCAGTCTTCAAACAATGC